AAGTCCTTATAGTCAACGTAAGAAGTCTTGGGAATGGACTCGACAAGAGTTAGGTATGAATACAGTTCCTACTAGTCTTACTAGTTATAAAAGAGGGAATGTTACAATTAACATTCCTACTTCATTTAAATAAAGAGCTAGGAATAGAGTTTAATTATCATTATTGGTATACCTTTCTTTTGGGTATACTTAATACCATACTCTGTTCCTTTACTCTTACCATCCCAAAACACTAATACCTTATCTGCATTATCAATCATTTGTTTGTTACGAATAAAGAAGTATTTACTACTAAATTCTACATTCTTATCTAGTAGATGATAAGGTAAGAACTCGATTAAGTGTAAAGAGTTAGCTTTAGCATAAGCTTTAGTTATTTGATCCACACCCTTAGCTCCCCCTGATAAAATAATGGGAGAGCCAGAGACGTGATCCTTTAAGAACTTGTCAATGATAGGTATGACAGTTTCTGCCTTATCTATACTTCTACTACCTAAGATACAGATCTTCATTGTTTCTCTATGGAGAATTGTAATCTTACTACGAGTAAGTCTATGAGTAAGTAGTTAAAGAACTCATCAGCTATAAACTCAAAGCCTAGACTTAATCCACCAATAATTTCAAAATCAATCATCATATTTCGCAACTCCCCGCAGTGCAAGCTAATGTCTGTTGACCAGTAGTATTATCTTCAACTTCTAAGAAATCAGACCAATCAATCCTAGTAGGAGTCTTAGCTAGAAGTTGATTATATTGCTCTTCAGTACAATCCTCATAAGGAGCTTGTTGATATGTATGATTAGAATATGGTAAGAAAGATACACCACTAATCTCATCAAAGTGTTTCCATACCCAAGCACCTACTTCAGGCCATTCATCATCCTTAACTGATATAGTTACTGATGGTTTATGCTCACACCAATGACGCTGATAGATCAACCAGATCTCTAGTTGTTCAATTGCAGTTTTATCATTTCTAAGAATAGCACCTTGAGGGGCTTTCATTGGGAAACTAAATACTGCTGTACTATCAGGACGGAATACTTCGTCTTCTACTTGGACTCCCATTTCTTTAAGGTAGTCGTAGATCGGATCTTTTTTATCCATACGGATACGTCTAATATAGTAGTTATTGTGGCGAGCATGTATACCACTAGCACTATCCACCAACTGACTGACAGTACCAGATGGCTTAACACAAGTAATAGAAGTAGAAACCGGAATTCCAAACTTCTCAGAATATAACTCATTTGTTTTCCTAGCGACATCTCGTAGCTCCTCTAATAGTTTAGGATCAGGGTTATTAGTAATCTTAGCATCCATGATGCCTGTTAAACTAACTCCAAGGAGTCTTTCTTCTTCAGTATTTTTCTTCCATTCAGAAGATAAGAATTGAAAATTAGTTAAGGTAGATTGAATCGTGCCAAGAATTGTTGCGAGTCTGACTTTACTAACAAGGGTAGATTTGGTATCATCTTCCCGTACAACCACTTCCGTAAGATTGCAGAATTCTTTATCACGGAGGATAATCTCTGAGCATGGGTTAGTTCCGTAACTGAGAGTCGGATCTCGTCTTCCCCACTTGTTTGCTTGATTTTGAGCAGCAATACGATTAAAGATTCCTCGCTCACCTGATTTAGATTTAACCAAACTAAGCCATTCTTCCATGAAAGTTTCACTGTCGGGCTTTTCAGTGTAGGCAACTGAGTTATTGGCAAGGCCTCTATGTGAATGATCATTATACCACGCTCCTGTTTTAGCTTCTCTCATACGTTTATCAGTAAGATTAGAGAGTGAAATAAGAGCAGAACGTCTTACTCCTCCTACTACTACAATCTCACCTATCATACACATAATATCGTGTACTTCAATTGATGTTAATTTACGTCCTACTGCACCTTTAAAGGTCTCTACTACAAAGTCAAATAGTTTTTTTAATGGTTCAGGACCTGATGCTCTACCACCAAACACTTTAAGTCTTGCACCAGCAGGACGTACTTTAGTAAAGTCAAAGGTAGGTATGTCACCTTCCCAAAGAGAAGATAGAAGTTTCTTAAAAGCTTTAGCCCAACCTAGTTTACTATCTTCAACAAAGATAACATCATCTACATATTTTAACTCAGTTGGTACTTCAGGAAGTTTAGAAATCTCTTGACGTTCACAAGAGAATCCAACTCCTGTACCGTTCATGAGTATATATAAAGCTTCACTAAAAGCACGCTTATTATTAACAGCAAGGTAACTACAGTTATAAGCAGCGATATTATCTCTTTCACAGGCTTCTCCAGCAGTCATTAGTAAACGCATAGAAGGCATTACTTCTAGCTTTAGAACAGCATTGTATAAGTCTGTCCATTCATCATCAATTAATTCTACTTTAGTTTTAAGGTAAGTTATTAATCGTGTTACAGTTTCTTCCCAAGTTTCTCTACGTTTTTTATCTGGAAGATATCTTGCATATCTACTCATTGCTATTACTTCTTGGTATACGCTTGGTAAACTACTCATAAGTATCATATTCCTCTAATTCGTTATCTGTTTCTTTCAATAGTCTATCTAAATTTTCTTCTATTTTATCCTGAAACTTTTCTACTAACTCATCAGACGATATGTCTAACAACTCTAATAGAGTAGTCTCATCGAATTTTTTAAGATCTTCGCATAGTTCTTGGAAAGTGCGTTGCATAATTAACTTTCTGATGACCGACCATAATGATCGCCATCGTTGCCATTCTGTCCTATAATATCAATTCTTGAAGAGGCCTGCTTTAATCTTTTACATTGGTCTTGATGTTCCATACATTCATAATGTCCACAAGCAGTGCTACACTCAAAAGGTTTCTTAATAGGATCTTCAATCACCTGCTCTGAAGGCACCAAATCCTCCACTGTCAATTTCTGTTCCTTTATCCTTTTTCCGAATATTAGATCCCAGTTGTCTTGTCCAGCTTTTGATAGCGTTTTTGACACGAGCCTTGCACCCGTATGATCGTTCTGACTTGCCAAGTTCTGCCTCCTTAAGTAGTTCTACGTAATGAATGACCTTATCAAGATCATCTATACCACCTTTATCTCTCCATCTACTGATGTACTTGATAATGTTACCTTCAATATAGGGTAAATTGTTTGCTGTAATATATTGAATTGGTTGAATTTTAAATTGCTTGTAATGCTTACCACCAACTTGCTTATCTAATGCACTCATACTCTCTCCTTACCTAATATTATAGCATATTTCTAGAGTTTGTCAACCAAAATGTTCACGACTCAGCATTAAAGTTTCACAAATCTCCTCAGATAATTTCTTAAACTTATCTTCATGTTGGTTATAGTCTGAATGACCATTATAAAATAAATATAGATGTACCATCTCATGAAGTAAAGTATCACATAATGTATAAAAAGATTCATTCTGAGTTGTTATTTGTATCCTCATAGGGTAAGGAATAAATAACCCATAGTGATCATCAGCGTCCGTAACTTCGAATGTTACTTTACGGGCAGGAGGCATTCTAAGTCCGCAGAATGGAGGAAGATCTTTATAGCAATCATAAAGTTTACGGAGAAATCTTTTATCTAGTATCATTTTTTATCTTTATCCATTTCTTTTATAACTCTATCAGATGCTATATTACCTATGAATGTTCCTGCTGTAGAAGTTGCAAGGTTAGCACACCCACTACAAACCAATAACAAACCTACTAGAATCATATTTCTTAATGCCTTCATAGTGTTTAGCCTCTTCTTCATTCTTATACATAGGTGTAATAGTTACATTATGTTTCTTTGATTTTAAATCTTTAAACCAAGATAACTCTGTAGGTTCAAAAAAAGCAATCATCTTCCATACAAGATTACCTTTAGAGTCATATTCTTCTATTAGCCATGCGTCAGGTTTCATACATTAATCACCTTTAAAGAACCTTTCTCTTTTAAGTTCTGATTATCCCTGAACCAGTTACCACAAGTACGACATTGATAACGTTGGTACTTACCTGCTGAAGTTAGATTATAACCTCTTCGTTGGAACTTGGTTGAGGCACATGTAGGACAGCATAAGCTGGAGCCTTCCACAAGATTACGATTAAGATGATTCTTAATCCAAGGTTTAAAGCGTTCATAGACTTTCTCCAAAAGAATAACATCATTCTTATTATATTCTTCCATGATCTTCCAAGCTTTAGGAATACCTGCCATACACTGTACCCATAACTCATGACCACTATGCTCAGTTTTTTTACCTAAACCTAATGACTGTGCAACATAATCCAATTTATTAGATACAAATCTGAAGCGACCTTTAGCTACAGTTAATAAATCAATCTCTTTAAATGGTGATGGTGGAAACATACCATGTAATAGAAACTCTTTATTAAGTGATGGTATATCAAATTTCTTACCATTATAATGAATGACTGCATCAGCTTCGTCTAACAAATTATGGATACCTTCAAGCATCTTCTTCTCGCCAGATTTCTTAACTGAATCAAACATCATCTTCTTATCACCATACCATTTAGCTGCGTAACACATGACATATGAAGACTCTTGTAACTGGTTAATACCAATGTTTTGATCCCATATTCCCCATACATGAGCTACGTTAGGTGCCATTTCTATATCTAATAAAAGGATTTTACTCATGGTTATTGTACCTTTGTAGTAACTGCTTTCCATTTAGTTGTAAAGAGTATAAAGTTATGTCTATACTGTAAGAGTAAAGGACCATTACCCTCTTTCAAAAATCTTAACTGAATCATTGTACTGAACCTCCTAGTTCTTTATGAATTTCAAACTCTTGTTCTGCTTCTTCTAAGTTAACTTGGATAATTCCATGATGAATTAAATCTTTAATAGCATGATCCATTAAGAATGCAGCCTCGTTATTATCCACATGAAAATCAAAGTCATAACTACCATCTTCATTTTTTACACAATTGCTTATAAGCATTAAGCCAATCCTTTCTAAAGTCTAGCCATTCAAAGCCATTATCAGTAGCCCACATAGCATAGGTTGTTTTACTACGTTTAGTTATCTTGTTATCAGGGTTCATGAATAAGAATATAATTCTGATCCCTGGATTAGAATCTCTAAACCATATCATTTTCTTACGTGTTTCTAAATCTAACTTACCCTTGGCTTCGATATATATGTTACTACGTCCTGTTTTAAAGTCTGGTATATAAGTGCGTTCTATCTCTGGTTGAATAAATTTATACTTCTGAGGTTCATACTTAACAGAAGGAAAGTGTTTCTTTAATATTGACCATACCTTTTCTTCTAACTTACTCTTGAATTGCGGCATTAAACCTGTCCTTCCAGTTATCATCTATAGATCGTAAGATCCATAAGACGCTAGCATTCATGTTAAACTCGTCATCGTTTCCGTACAGATCTCTTACCCTCTTAAACATTTCCAAAGAGCTAGTACAATCCATAAGCAAAGCAGTAGCTTTCTTCTCACCCAATCCTTCAACACCTTTAACATTATCAGATGGATCTCCTTTAAGACATTGTTTATAGAATAATCGTAAACCTTCTAACTCAGTCTGATCAGTAAATGTATCAGGTCTAGACCAACCTTTACCATTAATCTCCCATGAGAAGTGTTTACCTGGGACTTGTAATAAATCTTTATCAAGACTACAAATAACTGTATCATCTGTTTGATTAATAGCTAATGCATCGTCAGCTTCTAATCCGTCAGGTGCAACCTCAGCATTAAGTTTCTCAAGACTGTATTCTTGCAGATCTCTTAGGTACTTAGGTTTTACATGTTTAATACGGTTAGCTTTATATTCAGGATAAATATCTTTCCTAAAGTTAGTAGGACTACTTAAAAATGCACGATAAGTAGTAGCCTCAGTCTTATTAAGAATATTATCTAGTAACTCATCTAGTCTATATATGGCAATGCCGAGGTCATCATTCTCGGCACTGGCAGCACATCTATAGCATAGTAAGTCTTGGTCAATTAGTGCTTGCATTAAGAGTTAGGCTCTACTTTCTTATAAGTTTTATCCTTATTAGGATCTACTAGGAATACATTGGCAGGGAAAGTTGAAGTATCACCTTTATACCATTGGATTACAACATTCTCTCCCTCACCTTTGTAACATGCAATAAGTCGATTACCATCTACTCGTGTAGCAATTGCAGCCCAAGGATATAAATCTTTAATCTCTGGAATCATACAATCTACATTAGATAAAGTAATAACTACATTTTCATTATAACGATAGTGCAAATACTTTAGTTCTTTAGCGTTAAGTCTGGAGATAAGATCTCCCCAAGCTAGTATTGCTACAGCTATACCTGATACTAAGAGAGCTCTTGTCAACCAAACTTCCCACTTTTTCATACTAACTCCTACTCTGGAATATCACTTGGTGTTTCTTTAGCACCAAAGACATAGTCTTCAAATTGTTTAGCTACATTAAGAACATCTTGAATAGACTTGCCTTGACCTAGTAATTCTATTGCAGAGGAAATACTGCTCTGACGAATGATATAGGTTTGTCTTGCTGCACGTTCTTCTTTAGTTTCATAATTACTTCCTGTAACTTTTGTTGCTGGTTTAGATTCTGACTTAGTTTCTGACACTTCATTATCTCCTCCGATACTTACCCAATCCCAATAGCCAGTCTTAGCATTCTTAACTGTTTTTACTTCAATCTCTTGACCTACTTGCCAGTTCTTAGCTGCTTTATAAACCTCAGGATTAGTAAAAGATACTAGCTTTTTAGCTAAGTTCTCACCTTTTTCATTCTTGTAATAGACTTCTAGTTGTTGATATGTTCTACCATTAGAAGCTGCTAGTGTATTTGGTACTACGTTAGTTACTGTAATTTGCATGTATTATCTCCATATTGCCCCAAGTGGGCCCAATTTGACATTCAACTCGCATAGGCAAGTTAAAGTCTTTACCAAAAAGTTTATAAAAGTTATTTGGTATGTCATTAAAACATTTGTCAACTAAGTTGACTATACTTATATTATCCCATATATTAGGATTAAAGTCAAGTATTATTGAATCGTGCACTGTATTAACAAGTTTTACTCCTTCCTTTTCTTTTAACCTATTTCTTAAACTTACTCTTGCAATAGCCATTAGGTCTGCGCCAAGTCCTTGCACTGGATAGTTAAGGATCTTGGTGCGAGGCCAATTGGCTTTACCATACTTTATTTCTGGTTCATAGTTATAGACACGACCAGTAGGCATAATAAGTTTTCTATCTCGTTTAGCATCTTCATAGATCTTTATATGCCATTTAGCAAGTTCTTTATACTTATCATAAAACTGATCTATAACTCCTTGCCAGAACTTCTCATTACCTATATCCCTGAAATTAGGATCATTAGCATAGCTATAGGCAGAGCCACCATATATGAGTCGAAAAACAAATGTCTTAGCAACAAGCCTAGAAGGCAAGCCGAAACGATTTTGATTATCACTGTGCTGATCAACACTATCCCATATCTCCTTTAATGCGACTTGATCTTGAGAAAGATATGTAGCACCAACCCATTCTAGTTGTTTGGCGTCAGCTTGCAGTAGCATATCTACTCCCAAATAAATCTTTAATTTCTCCATCAAAGTTTTGTAAGTTAGGGCGACTAGAAGATAGTCTACCTGTTCTTGCAACACATTGATTGAGTTGTCCATGGATCTTATTATCTTCCCATTGAGAGTTAGAAATAAGTTCTACTAATCCACGATAGTAAGTCGTAAGTCGTTTCTCAAGAGTAGATCTAAACAATAAAGTTTCTATAATTTCTTTAGCTTGTTTGCTACCTTTCAATGACCTAAGAGTATTCTCATCTGTAGAGTATAGTCCTTCTTTCTGTAACTCAGATCCTTTCAATGGATTGACTAACCTTTTAAAAGTGACAGGATACTTTTCCCATCGTTCTTTAGGTTGACCTGCTTTGCTGCCTGTCTTAAAAGTCCCAACAACCACTCTCCGTTCAAGGATAATAACCCCACCATAGAGGAAAGCACTAAGGTGATCAGTGCTATTGGGATTAAACTCAGGGCAATTATGATATGCATAAAGCCATTCATCAATAGTATTAATTTCATTTTCTAGTTTGTCTCCTTCTTCTATACTCTTCTGAACATCATACAATAAACCATTGTACTCCATTTCTTGTAAGACCAATAGATCTTGATTATGTAAGCTAATCAGTCTTTTCAGATGTGGATTGTTGTTCAACTGTTCTATTTGTTTATGATAGATCTGTTCAGTAAGTTTAATATCTTGAGCTAAATACTCTTCTAGGATCTCTCTTGGTATGTCAGGTGTATCAATCTTATTTTTCCAATACGTCTCAGACACTACATCAAGTTTAGATTCTAGTCCATAGTATTCAGCTACACTATTGAGACTAGGATATGAGTCCTGTTGTCCTGTTAATATGAAATGGACTAACTGACAATCCCATATCCTTTTGTTCTCAAAGTTTATTTGATACCTTTTAAGCCAATGTAAATCGAATTTAATATTGAAACCAATGAGAGTCTCAGCAGTTTCAATTTGATTTTGAATTTCGTCCAGCTTATTCCGATACGGAGCATCAGAATATTCAATGTCAAAGAGCCCATGTGTTGTTCCTACATAACAAAGTTTATTAGTTCTATCAAAGGGATTACCTTTGTTAGATATTGTTGTCTCTACATCGAGAGTTAAAGTGCGCATTCTCCGCGAGGTTCTCCATAAAATTTATCTATAGCCTCTTCTATTGTATCATGTTCATTAGAAAAAAGCAATAGATCTTCTGCATCTTCTACTGAAATACTATCATCAAAATCTAAAATGTCTTGTACTGTTGCATCACAAATCTTCATATCTAGCTATCTCCGGTTTAAGTAATACTTGAGTTGATCCATGTCTAAGTTCTGGTAAAGTATCTGCATCACCAATCAGTTTATTTTTAGAGATATTCAAATATCTATAACGACTAGTATTATCTTGTTCTTTACCAATACCTAGAATCCAATCAGCCTCACCTTGTTTTGCAGTTTTACTGCTGTCAACCATATCCATGGTTAACCATAGTTTACCTTCAGCTTCACCTGATGCTTGACTTACTGCAATCACTGGTGCATAAGTCTTAGCCATCTCACGAGCCCACTGGTAAATTTGTTTTAACTCAAGATCATTACGATCATGTTTAAATCCTTTTATCTTATCTATTTGGTCAATAATAATTAAAGCTGGTTTTGTTGATTTAAGAATCATTTCAATCCGAGATGCTCTTGTTGCATCTTCTATCTCTTCAACTAATTTAAATCTACCTCCAGTTATTTCATTAAACTTAGCTTCATACTTAGGCATATCAGAGAATAACTCTTGTGCTGTAATACCTAGTACTGCTTGATAACAACGAATTGCAACTTTTTTACCTTGTTCCTCATTGTTAAACCATAAGATATCTCCATCAGTCTGAGTTATCATATGGGATATCTCACTTGCTAAGAATGTAGTCTTACCTGTCTCAGGACGTGCAAAGAGAAATCCAAAGTCACCTTTGCGTAATGAACCAAGACTCTGATTTAAAAACTTTAATCTCCATCTAAGACCAGGTGTAGCTATCTGAGATTCATATAAACTAGCTAAACTAAAGTCTACAAACTTAATACTTTCATCTGTAACTTCTTGATGTTCAAACTCTACGATCTTATCCATTAGATCTTTTATATTAGTTTTACCATCCTCAACGTCGAGAGCTAGTCTTGCCACATCACCAGCAAGACAGCGACGACGGTGTTCTTCAAGAAGTGTTATAACAGCATCAGGGTTTGGTAATTCAGCGTTTAAGACACGATCTAATAGATCGGATAGTTCTTTTCGTTCAGAGTCCTTTAGTAGATAGTTAGAGTTATAAGCTAACTCTAATTCTTGTTTAGTTATATTATTATTATTATTATATTTGTTATAGTAATACTCTATTACTATAAACAATTTATATATATTACTATAATTAATTTTAATATAATTAATATTAACATACTTGTAATATTTTGTAAAGAGTTCTCTGTCTTTACAGAATAAATTTATTATCTGTTCTTCAACCAAGTAAGTAATTCTCCTTTCTCATATTCTTTAGGATCTTTATTTGATATAACGACATCACATGTAACACCCCTCTGTTTCAAATTTCTTGCCATCGTAATCGCATCTTTAGCCTTATCCCTATCCAACCATATTACTATATTCTTAAATCGTTCTGAGAGCGATTGTGTAGTTTCTAGAGGCATACTACTCCCTAACAAAGGTGTAGCACAGAACTCAGGTGATAACCTAGCAATTTTAATTGCAGACAAGACATCTTCCACACATACTATTGTATCACCAGTTCCATAAAATGTCAATGGTTTCAAACCTTTAGATAAATACTTCTGAGGTTGATTACCAAAACATCTACCTTGCCAGTAATTTTGCGTGTAAATCAGAATAAGTATATCAGAATTTGCGTTATACGCAATATTATATTTGCTGATCTCTTCATCTGTAATACCATACTGAAGTAACCATTGCATAGCTTTGATTGGTATGTCATTAGTCAATACTAACTCATCAGATTGCATCTCGGCCAAGGGCCGTTCTGACAATCTGCTTCGTAAGGCATGAATATCATTCTTAAGTTTGTAATACTTACAGCCAAAGCACCATACA